TGTAATTGTTCAATTATACCATAAATATCAAATTGAAAAAATCTATCATTAAGACTTAAAACTATATCTGTAATTTTTCTATATACCCATTCTAAATCATCAGGAACTAACCAAGTTATTTGACTTGATCTAATGTCTAATTTACTTTTTCCTATTATTCCACCTTTGATTAAACCTTTATCTTTTCCTATTTTAATAATTTTATTACATTCTTCTGGGGTAAATGCTTTTTCCCAATAAGCATAAGCATTAACTGTGTCTACCTTAAAAGACCATGCTGTATTTTCAGATTTTTTCACACCACTCATTTAAAATGTTTATTATATTTCTTCTATTTGTTCCCAAATTTTCTTTGTTTCGTTCCAAGCATAGTTATTGCTATCATTAGGATATGGTATTGGTGGTTCCCATTGACAAGTTGTTTCATTTAATGTCCAACTAATATATGTTCGTGGAGAAATAAAAGCATCTCTAGTTTGGTCATAAGTGTAACCTATTCCACCATAATTTTTTCTAAAAGGTGTTCCACCTAATAAATGTTCTCCAGCACTTGTATTATAAGATGTTTGTTTCCAAATATCATTTGTACCATATAAATTATTTAAAAAATCTACACCCGCTTGTTCTGTTGTTGCAATATCATTTGATACAACAACTACTTTCTCAACTATATTTCCAATTCCTAATTTACAAAAATGTGCCATTATCCTGTGTAACTCCCTGATGCGTTAAATGTAATAATTGTATCTGAACCTGATGTAGTTACAGTTGGGCTACCTGATGTTGTGCCTGAATAATCTGAAGTTGCCATTCTTAAAATTACAACACCACTTCCACCAGCACGACCATTATTATCAGGAGCTCCTCCTCCCCCAGAGCCTCCTCCTCCACCCCCACCCGTATTAGCAGTCGCAGCAGTTGCTACAAAACCCTCGCCTCCACCGAAGCCTCCCCCACCAGCACCACCATTTGGTGGCGATCCAAATTCAAAATTTCCTCCACCTCCACCAGCCCTTGTTGTTGGACTTGCTGTAATAGTAGATGCTACTCCATCTCCACCATGTGAAGTGCCATCAGTGTTACCAGCTTCGCCAGCTCCTCCGCCACCTCCTCCATGATTAGGTGGACTACCAGAACCGGTAGCACCAGCAAAACCTTGATTAGCTGTACCTGATGCACCATTAGTTACAGGATTACCGCAACCTCCTCCCCCAGATCCACCTACTGAACCATTAGTTGAAGATGAAGAACCTCCTCCACCTCCTCCTGTTGATGTAACATCTGTAATATCTGAACCTGATATAGTTGAATCTCCTCCATTTACTCCAGCATCTGATCCACCACTTGAAGGAGTACCACCTGAACCTACTGTAACTGTATAAACTGTTGAACCTACCATGGCTAAAGCAGTTTCTGAAGAACCACCTCCACCAGATGCTTCAGAGTTATAAGAAGCTCGGTAACCACCGGCTCCTCCTCCTCCTCCTCTATTGTATCCACCTCCACCTCCTCCAGCAACTACTAAATAATCTACTGAATAAGATTGTGGAGTTTCATTAGTTACATCATCATCTCTTACAGGAATCCATCCTTGTGTTGAACCTGAATAAACTATTCTAATATTTTGTCCTGTTGTATTATAAACGGGTTTTGGAGTTGTAAATCCTTGAAACTTATTTGAACCTTGATCTAATGTTAATGCGTTTGTTTCAAACTTTCTTGCAAAATCTACAAATTCTATTTCATCTCCAACAGATGGCGATGTTGGTAAATCTATTTCAAAAGCACCACCAGTAGTATTAACAAAATATCCCTCGCCAGCAACTGCTGTAAAGTTTGCAGTTTTAACTGCCGATTGCCAACTTGTACCACCACCTGAAGCATCTGCAAAAGATAGAACTCCTGAACCATTAGTTGTTAAAATTTGATTTGCTGAACCATCTGCATTTGGAAATTTAATTCCATCTAAATTTAATTTACCTGAACCTTTAGGTGTTAATTTTAAATCAATATTTGTATCATCTCCTGTTGCTGATAATTCAGGTGCATTTCCTGTTGCTGAATTTGTTACAGAAACTTCATTTACTGCACTAGCAGTTTCTATAAATTTTAATAATTCTCTAGTTCCATCTCCAATGGAATTTCCATTAACATCTAATTGACCACCTAATTGAGGAGTTGTGTCTCCTAATATATCTGCAACTACTGTTGAATCTAAGAAATTAACTGTGTTTGCTGAATAATCTATTGTTGCAAAACTTATATCATCTGAGCCATCAAAGAATTTTATGGTTGGACTAGAAGCTGATGTTGTGTCTAGCCACATTGTACCAGCAACAGCACCACTTGGTCTTGATGTGCCTGAGTGCATTGAATTTATCGCTGATAGCGAATTGTTTAAATCTGTTCTAAAATCAGGAAAACTCTGATTCGCAATATTCATGTCATGTTGTGCCATAATTTCTTATACTCCTTTTAAAATCCTTTTGCAATAAAATCAAAAGTTCTTGAAACATTTGCGTTGCTAGAGTTTTTAAATAAAACATCAAAAGAATCAACTGTTTTATTAGAAACTGTAAAAAAATCTCCTGTTGCCATATTTTCTCCTGTAATTCCAACTGCATAAGCTGTGGTCTTAAATGGTGTTGTAAATGAAACAGTTTTTGTAGAAGTACCTGAAGCTATATCATTACCACTTAATATTCTATCAGGCATATCTACTGATATTGTAACTTCTGATATTACAGGTGTTGAAGCTAAATCTGTTGAAGTCATAACAATTCTAAATTTTAAATATCTCGCTGTGTAATTTCCTATAACAAATCCTTGAAAAGATGTAAATGTTGAATTATCATCGCTAGTTGCAATTTCTAAATGAGCATCACAGTTAGCTGGTGTATCTCCGTCAAAATTAGATTTAGCATCGTCTATATTACCAGACTTATTATCAAATAAATCATCAGGATTTCTAGCTGATTGTGTTAATGAAGCTGTGACTCTTACTGTATGTTTTGCACCAATATCTATAACATTTGAAAACTCATAATTACCTGATGCTAAAAAATCTGCGTTTGCAAGACCTGAATCAAAAAATCTTGTAGTATTAGCATCAAATAAACCTGAAGCAGAATCAAATAATTCGCTTGAATTAAGTATAAGTGAATCGTTAGATATTGAAACATTTGTCTTAGTTCCAGCAAATGTAGGATGTTCACTAACAGATGTTATTGCATTAAAATTTTCTGCACTTGTAACATTTGACACAATAGCTGTTGCATTAGAACTAAAATTCCCAAGTTTATCTACTGCTTTAATAAGATATGTTCCAGCCCTTGCTGGTACTGTAACAGATGTAGCTGGTCTTGATACTTTAGTTACTAAATTTACAGAGTTTAACCATTCTCCTGTACCATCTGTTTTATCAGAAAATCTAATTTGATAAAATGCTAAATCAAGATCGCCAATCGCTGTCCAAGATAAATGTGCATCTTGTCCTGTAATATTACATGAAAAGTCTGCAACATCTGATGGTGGCTCAATCGCACCTACAATTTTTCTTTGTGCTGAAACATAAGTAGATGATACTCCTAAAGTAGATACTGCTTTTACTCTTACATCATAAGTTTCTTGGTCTATTACATTTAAAACTCTGTGATTAAGACCTGAGCCTTGTGCATATATAATAAAATTAGAATCTGAACTTAATTTATATTCTACTTGATAAAAATCTATAAATGAATCCGGAGAAGCACCAACACTTACATCTAAAGCTACAATTACAGTTCCATCATTATATTCAATTAATTGGTCAGATAAAGTCACACTTGCTGGTGCTTGAACTGTAAATGGATTTGGTAAAGTAGTTGATGGAGTGCTTGATACTTGACCTTTTGTAGACCAAGTATAATGAGATGCTTGGTATTCCACTAAATTAAGATTGATTGTATAATCCTCATTAAATGTCATTGAAAGCACTCTAAAAGCTTTACTTGAAAAACCTAAGCTAGATAAAGTGACATTTACAATATCTCCTATATGTAATTCATAAGCTTTAAATCCACAGTTAATACTAAGACCTAAAGACTCTCTTGATCTTCTTAAAATAATCTCAGCCATTTCTTCAGCTTGATATGTTGAAGTTATAGTTCTAAAATCAAATCTACCCTCTAGTAAAAATCCACCATCTGCTGTTTTCATAGTTGCGTGTTTATCTGCTGTTGAATATCCACTATCGTCTATTGCTGGATATTGAACTTCATTAACTTGATAGTTTCTAGCTGGGTCAACGTATGAAACAATAACTCTATTATATTTAGAATTTTTTGTAGGAGAAGCTAAAGCATATCCACCTATAATATCATCTTCTGTTAGTGATACTGAAGCTGAGCCTGTTGTCTCAATAACTAATTTATATTTACCTTGAACATAAGGAAGATAACCTCTCATACCTTTTACAATATCTCTTACATTGTCTAATACTTTTTTTGATGTATCTATAACAGCATTACAATCAAATATATTAATATCACTACCACCTGAATATGGTGTGACCTGTGTGACGCAAACTTGTGAAGCATCGTAAAAACTTTGTAAATCTAAACTTGATGTAGCAATACCTTTTCCATATCTTTCGTTTCTTAAATAATCTAATAAACAAAAAGCTGGGTTTGTAGAAAAAGATGCAGTTTGTTCTGATAAATTAGATGCTAATGTGACAATTTTTTTACCTTTTACTTTAGCTTGAACTTGTGGAATACCACCAAAGACATCTTGATTCCATTTAAACCTTAAAGCTAAATAACAAATACCTCTTAGTCTATGATTACTTCCCCAAGATGATAGAGGTGTTAAAACACTTGATGCTACTTGATCGTCTGTTCCCATAAATGCTTGTATCTGAATATGACTTGTTGAATCTTTGTAAAAAACACTATCACTACTTGCTACTTCTCTTACTGTGCCATGTGTTAATGCACCATCAAATGTGACAACCTTATCATCAACTCTAATTTCTTCTATTGAATTTACCTCTCCCTCTGAAAGTGCTAAAGCGACATACAGGTAAGTATTATCTGTTCCTGAAGTTTCAATAAAAACTCGTGTACCACCGACCAATCTTTCCCCATAAATAATTGGCAAACAGGCATTGTTAGATTGTTTGTTAAGTAAAATACCTCGTTCAGTTTCTTCAAAATCATTTGTACCAAAGTCAGGAACATCAGGCTTTATTGATCTTGAAAATAACCAACCAATAGCAAATACTCCTAAAGCAACATAAGGATTAAAAGTACCATTAAAAATACTAAAAACAGAACCAATTGCTTTTGAGCCTTTGTCTAAAATTGTTTCTACTACTCCACCCATAACCAACTGTCCTTTATAGTTTGTTTCATAATTTTTCTAACTTTATTATTACTATCTAATCTAATCCAATGTATCTTTTTATTTAATCCTAATAATTCTGCACTATTATTTTTTAACCAACTCATTATTTGTTTAACATTTTTTGTTGCAATAAAATCAATATGCAACATAATATTTCCACATTTCCAATTTTTTATCAATCCTGTCTTTAAAAAATTTTGTTCTATTTCTTTATTAACTAAAGCCCAATTAACAAAACCATAAATACCTTGTTTATCTTTAAATATTTTATATTGGTTAAGATTTATAGATGGCAAAATATGATAATATAATTCAGAATATGTATTTTTTTTATATTTATCAAAGCTATGATACAGGCTAATAATATTATCAAAAGTTGTCATTCTCTACCCCATTTAATATCTAATACAGTTTCACTTGAAAAATCCATTCCAACATCTGTACTAAAAAATCTTTGTTGAGAGGCATTGTTTGTTTTTCTACCTGATTTTTTATCAAAGTCTGCCCAATGAGAAACTACAATTAGTTTAACATTTGATTGAGTTTCTGTTTCTGAAATTTCAAATGTATCTATATTTCCTGAGTATAATAATATTGGGTCAGCTATAAGTGAATTACTTGAATTTAATAATCCTCTATATATTTCAACAGAATCATTAACTATATTTTCATTTAAAACTGTTGATATAAAAGTTTGGTCTGCACCTGATAAAGATAAACTTAGTGAAGTCTTTGTAATATCAACTTGTTCTTCAAATGATGACCCACCTACTAAAAATGCAGAAGCTGTATATGTTCTGCTTGTTCCTGATATTGATGATGTTAAAGGAAATCCACAATCAGTAATAAATATAGGTGTTGAAAATCCTATTTCTATTAAATGAACAGGTCTAATCTGACCTGTTAATAACTCGTTTTTTAGTGCTGTCGTTAGTGTTCGTGCCATGTTCCTCGTAATATGTTCTAGTTATAGCTTCTGTACCTTTTAACATGGTAAAATTAAATTTGCTATCAGGTTTTTTATAAGCTTTTAAATCGTTTGTTTTTTCATCAATCTCATCTTCATTAACAATAACAGTAGCTTCAAAGTCTGCACTAATTAAGTGTGTAATTTTGTATTTTTTCATTAAAGAGTTTCTTCAACATCCAACTCAAATTGATATAATAAATTTCCACTATTATCTGCACCTACAGTACCAAACTCTTGAATATCGTTAATAAGATGGACAGTAAATGGAACATTATCATAAGTGACAGCAGAATTATTTGTAAGTGCTGTTATAAGTGGTGGCTCTATTGTTATCGTTGCTTCATTAGACCCATCTGCTGTTGCATCTGCAACTACCATATAAACTTTAGTATGTGATGCAAACTTAACAAAGTCTCCAGCTTTTAAAGTTCCTGTCATGCCATCAATATCTATTGTAGTGTCTCCTACTGCGTGGACACCATTAACAAGAACAGTACCACTTACATTACCTCTAGCATCCTCTATTTCAGGTGGTATTATTGTAAAGTTTTCTTTTCCTGATCTTTGCTTTATAATAAAAGCCATAAGTTCTCCATAAACATCTGATCTTTTTGCTGTAATAATTTGTGCTGTAAAACTAAATCTTTGATTATCAACCTGTCTTGCTAATTTTTTTCCTGATATAGATTTAGAAATAATGGTATTCTGTGTTGATCTAATACCAAGTGTTTGAAATTTAGATGTCGATATTGGAAATGCCCCAGTCATTATCCTCACTCACCACTTCCTTTATCTGCTACACCCTCTTTTATTATTCCTGT